TATTATCAAACGGCATTTTTAATAACTCGACGTTGTTGTATAAGAAGATGTTGGAGTATACGTTGTACCAGCACCACTATCTCCAATCGCAACCGTATCAACTTCTCCTGTTATACTAGTATTAATAAAATCAATTTCTAACACTTGATTACGAACTGGAACTATATCTTTGGAATTTGGAATAGCTGTGATACGAATTTCATTTGAAGCTGCGCCATCAACCTCAGCTGTCGAAGTAATATAAATTCCATCAGTAACAATTTTACCTGTCGAATATGTCACAGTACCAGCAGTTGAATCTGTATATGTTCTTACTCCGGCTACAAGATAATATATTCTTAGATTGCCTGCTCCATCGTCATCAAAATATTGTATGTTTGTTGCATCACCACTTACATAAAATCCTGTAGACGCAATCACTCCACCAGAACTTTCATTGTGTCCAGAGTGTGGATGATAAAATGCGTTGTTAAAATCAATTGTATACGCAGTTGAAACAGTAGTAGTAGGTGTAAAGAATTGTCCCATCGTAACATTTACTGCACTACTTGTAATAGAAGTATCTGTATTATCAACAAGACCCAATAGTTTTGAGTGCCTAAACAAACCTTCAAATTGTTCAAGATCAGAAATACTATAATTAATCAAAGTAGCATTAACTAAAGTCTCCAATTCTGAGCTAGTATATGGTGTCTTGCTTTTATTATATTTAAATATTCCACTTAAAATTAAGTTAGTTGTTTGTGGGTCAATAATAACAGGAACAGTTGATGCAACAGTATATGGTGCCAAATCAGTAACCAATTGCGTTTTTTCTGCTGTGGTTAAATTAACGCCCGTAGTTGCTTTAATTGAAATAAAAACTTTACCATATTCAGCCGTACTTATCGCTCCAAGGCTTGTATCATAAGAACCACTCTCTCCACCAAACACTGATACAGATTGTGCAGTAGGATATAATTTCTTTGCATAAACTTTATAATCTTCAGCAGTAACACATCTTCCTTGAGATGCATAATCAAGAGGTGCGTTATATTTAATTGATTTTAAGCTTTCTGGTTCAGCACCACCCCTCGCAGCAGATTGCGTAAAAATTGATATATCAGTAATACCTCCAATACTTGTTGAGTTTGCAAATATAGAAGCACCGTTTGCAACTGTTTTGTTAGTTACAATATAAGTTAAAGTTACAATGTTACCATCAGACAATGCTGCACCAACTACTCCATCCCCAAAATACACTTCATAAAGTCCAGCTTCTACTTCTTGTAAAAAATAAATTTTACTGTCAGCTGCAACTTGAGTTATATCTGTTGCTTGTGTATATGTATTTGTTGTAGTATCACTTGAAGAAGTTTGCACTTTAACTGTTAATGTAATTGTATCTGCCCTATTATTTCTAAGTAAAAATCTTTGATCAACATCAGATGAATCAACTGTGTATCTTGTGGTTACATAAGTTCCCTCGTAAACAGGAACATTATTAAAAGTAATACCAGAACCAATATTTGAATCAGTAACATCTGAAGCAGTAACAAATTGATAATCCGTTCCATCAACACTCGTTGTAAATACTGTTCCCGCATCCATTGTTGCTGTTGCAGCTGTAGTAGTGTTTAATGTAACATCAATAATTGCTTTAGCTGCTTTAGCAGATATAGGAATATACCCTAAAGTTTTTGCATGAGAAATAATGCTAGATCGTAAGGATGCACTATCAAGAAACATTTCATTTGCAAGCATATTTGCATTAAATCCAAGATAGTGTGTATTGTAAGCAAGAACATCCAATAGAATGTTCATACCAGAACCCTCAAAATCATAGTCTTTAAATTCTGTTTGTGCTTTAAGAAAAAGTTTAAAATTATTTTTTACTTCATCAAAATCAAATTCTGTTACGTTTAGTCTTGATTCATTTATTGCCATTATCGTAATCTTTCTAGAAATACCGTTAGGTCTACTAATTCGGTTGGTGCATTTACAACATAAAATGATATAGTACACTCGTATTCATTACGATCTAAATTTGGTGAAGCTCTTACATTAATTAATCTTGCTCTTGGTTCAAAATTTTCAATCACCATTTCAATTTTTCTTGTAAGAATATGAGCAGTTGTAGGAGTCATATTTTCAAACAATACATCTCTGACCCCTGACCCAATTTCGGGATGAAAGGGTTTTTCATAATGATTCAATAATACAAGATTGCGAACAGAACGCTTCACTGCTTGAATATCATTTACTTTATTAATATCATTAGACGCTGCTTTCTTTCCAAAGAAAAGGTCTAAATCGGAATACTGTTTAACACTCCGATCAGATTCATTAAATGCTTGTGAATCTGTAAAAGCAGTTGGTGTTGGCATTATAAACTCCTGTTTATATTATTTATAAGATGTAATTTAATATATCTCAATTTCTTCTATTACTGCTTCAATATTATCATGCCAATAATTTAAAAACTTATGTACTCTTGGATATTCTGGTCTTATATCATCTGTCTGCCAAATAAATTGTTGAAGAATGTGTTGAGCATCTGGCCTCCAATAAAAAACACTTACGGTTACAATAGTATTTTTTATTATAATCATTAGTCTTAATCATTATTAACAAAACGTGGGTCATAAGTATCCGCATATCTATATCTTACTCTATAGATATATCGAATTCCATTATGTTTTTTATTGGCCCTTTCCTCAGACATTTGTTCATATTCATAAATAGTATCATATATTGTTATTTTATAACCATCAAGCTCGTAAATATCATACTTTTCACCAGCGTATCTCTTGTCTGCTGTTCCAAGAGTTCTCCAGACGGCCGTCGGTTCGCGCCTTTCATCTCTACCTCCCACCCCAAGAATTTCTAATGGAACATATTTTAAAGTAAATTCATCATAGACTAAACCAGATAAATCATCTTCTGTAAAATATTCAGTGATGGACACAGGCCGAGAGGTGAGTCCAGCTGAAGAAATATTTGCTCGTTCACTTGTCTTTACTCCTCCCCCAGAAGTTATAATTGTTTGAGTTTTTATTGAAGTTGATTCATCTACTTTAGTAATAGTTTTTGTTGATGTAATTGAATCTTCGGGAGTTGTAACCTCAACTTTATTCCCCTCAGTTGTTGTTATGTTTGAAGTTTTTGTAGCAACTTTAAAAGCACCTGTATCTTCTGTAGGAAGTGTTGTTGATGTAACAGTGTCAGCTACAACATCTACATCAGTAGATGGTTCGGGTATCATCTTTTGAACTTTAACTCCTACCTCAGTTCTCTGTGCAACAACATCAGGATTTTCCCACAACGTAGAAGTTTTTTCTTCTGCTGAATCTACAGTAGGTTGTTTCGATTCTACAGCCTTCTCTGCAGCTGCCGTTAAACCGTCAGCAGGTTTTTCAAAATTTGGAACAGCTGAGCATAAATCAGTTCCACCCTGTATTGCACCAAGCGCGCCTGTAACTAAAGTACCTAAGTCATATCCACCAGCAGTCAATTGTGTTCCAAAATCAGTTGTGATATCAGATAGCAATTGAGTATGCTCGAAACTTCCTGGCGTTAAACTTGATAAACTTGTTACCAATGATTGTAAGTTAAGACTAGGAAGTGCTGGTATTTCTGATATTAAACCTCTATGTTCTAATTCAAGAGAATTAAAATCAGATTGTGCAGTAGATGATAAAGCTGAAGCATCAACTTCTAAACCATCAAGAGCACCAGTTATTAATTTTTCAAACGCAGTTTGTATAGAATTAAATTCAAGACTTGTACCACACAGATTTGGAACTTTAAGATTAGCCATAATTATCCTCCAGCAAATACATCAGAAGAACCAGATGCTGAGGAATTAGGAACCCATGAACCGTGGCCACCTGTTGCATCACCTTTACGATGTACCTTAATCCCATTTACAAATACGGTAGAACTACCAGCAGTTGCTGGATCACCGCAACTAGTTTTGTCACCAATGCGAACAGTCTTTGCCCCGTTAGTAAAAACATTTGCAGAGCCTTCTGCATATGCAGTTTGATGAAATGGATTTGGTGTTGGACTTGCATGACCAACATGACTATCCGTACCTACTCTTGTTACTTCTGCCATAGTACCTCCTAGTTCAAATTAATCAATGCAGAATCAATATCAACTTCTGTGCTGACATTTAAGTCAAATGTACCAGTAGTATTATTAGTGTGTGAAGCTTGGAATGTTTCTGTAACTAATCCGGCAGAAGTCCAGTCTGTTGTATTTTCTGAATGAATTGTCATTGTTGCAGCTGACTTCATATTAAGTTTATCCCCAGATTTAAATGAAGTAATACCAGACACAGTTGTAGTGGATAAATTATTTTTAGCTACAGTTGTTATACTTCCAGCAGTTGAACCAATCTTAATATCATTTACAACACTTAAACTATCTGTATCGTTAATAATTATAAGTCTAGACTTTTCAATGATAGTATCATCAAGTCCAGTTATGCGTGTCTTTCTGTCTCCATTAATTTGTTGTGCGTGATTACCTCGTATTTCCTCTTCACGATTTCCACCAGATACACCAGCTCCAATTTTTACCAAATGATTCTTATGTATCTTTTGAGTATAGTTTCCTTCTACTTCTAAAATATAATCTCCCTTGATTAGTTCTCTTACTGTTCCTTCTACTGTTATGTTAGCAGACCCAGAAATATAAACATTAGAACTACCAGCTACTATCTCATAGTTGTCACCAATTATTTTAACAACCTTATTACCGTTAGGATGTATTTCTTCAAATGTTCCAGACCTGTGCTGGGTAAATAATCTTTCGTGATTTGGAGAATCATCTATTTCATGTATGTGTCCAGATTCACTTTCATGAACATGGTTATATGGATATTGAGATGATACATATGGATTAGCATCCTTTTTAATTGATTTAGGATCAGGTTCATTCCAAAAGCCACGAGTCTCGTAAACAGCAGCATCAGATACAGATTGAAGATACGGTTTGGTTGCAGTAGGAATTCCTGTTTTGTCTGCGGCATCTTCTGGTTCGTTTACTGGATGCGGAGCAGGATCACCACGAAGCCTTTGTTTACGACGATTAATAAGAGAGTTATGTGTTTCTGAAGTACCCCCTTGAGCTAACCTATTAGTATCACTTTCTCCTGTTTCATGTCCAGATGGCATTGTATAATCATCGCCACCTACTGGATACGGACCATTCCATACGTCACCAGCATATTCTACTTGTTTTGAAGTAGGCCCTCTAGGATCATTAAAACCATATCTATTATCAGCTGCTTCGTCAGGGATGCCTGGCAATGATCCTATAATAAGAGGTTGTTGTTTCTCTTGTGTATCTCTAAAGAAACCAACTACCCAACTACCTTCAACAAGAAAAGATGGGGTACTGCCCATACCTTGCATAGATGGGTCTGTTACAGGATGCATAACATGAGCCCACGGTAAATCTGTGGTTGGAAGCTTCCCTAAATCTGATGTGTGATATCCAAGACAACGAACTCGCACTCGCCCAAGTCTTAAAGGATCATTTCTATCTTCTACAACACCAACGAACCAAGAGAAACCATCTTGGCCCATAAAATAACTTTGTTCTGCCATAATATCCCTTTAAAATAGTATTTTAATTATTTATAAGGGTTAGTGAAGATCAGAGTCGCGTCCTAAACCAGTTATAGGAATTTTTTCAATAGAAATATCATTTCTACCTTGAGCTTTATACATCTCATAAGCAGTTTGAGCATCTTTTTCACTCAAACCATCTTCTAAAATTTTTATAGATATTATTCTATATCTTTGAACTTCTTTACTAAACATAAAGGTTATTTAGTATAACCACTCAGCCATGTTTTTGAATTCTTCACTAATGCCCGAAGCATTTCTCTTTTCCATTCCCAAGATCAACTGCCACGGATTCATTCCAAGGTTTCCTGCTAGAATAATTCTATCGTGGTCACA